GTCCTCGTTGGGGGTAGCAAAAATCGCGATCGGCCTCGGGCCCGGGGTCGGGGTCGGGTGCGTGTGGGGTTCGGTCATCGGTTGGTCATGCCTCGCCTCGGGCTCCTGCTTGCCTGTTGCATTTGCTGTGGGCGGGTTCCATGCCCCAGGGGCGTTGGTCTACGTCCCAGGGTTGGTCTTGGAGGATTGGTTGTCCGCAGCGTGAGCAGGGCCAGGTGCCGGTGTCTACCCAGGGTTTCCAGTGTTTGCGGGCTTTGGCGTGGGCTGTGCTGTGGCCGGGGCGGGTGCGGCCTGGGTGGGAGGGTGCTCGTCGTTTTGGGGTGTGCTCGGGGCATCGTGAGGTTTCTGTGAGCTTTCCGCAGGTGAGGCAGGGGCGGGGTGGTTTGGGCATTAGGTGAGCTCGAGTAGTCGGGCGAGGGCGAGGTAGGGGATGCCGTAGTCGTTTTGGGATTGGGCGAAGAGGTTCATGGTGGTGAGGATGGTGAGTCGGGTTTGTTGGTCGTGGATGTTGATTCCGTAGTTGTCGTAGGTGTCTCGGCAGGCTGCTGCTGCTTGGTCTAGGGCGGCGTCGATGCTGGGGTCGGGCCGGCTGGGGTGTTGGTCTCGGCCCATCAGAACTCTCTTGGCTGTTGGGGTTTGGGTCGATTGTGTCGGCATTCGCATGGCCGGTAGACGGGTTCGTCTTGGGTGGCGGTGATGGTGAGTCCGTTGGGTGTGGTGTGGGTGCCGCCGATGAGTTCGAGGACGCCGTGGTCTTGGCAGCGGTCGCATTGGGGTTTGGGTTTGGGTGGGCTGATGGTGGTTCTGGGTTTGTTGCGGATGCGGTCGATTGCGGCTTGGAGGTCGTTCATCGCCAGCCTTCTCCTGCTTTGCGGATCCAGTTACGCCAGACGGCATTCCAGTTCACTTTGACGCCTCGAGCACCGGGTTGCGCTAACCAATGATCCTTGAACTTCTTGGTTTCTGCCACCCAGTCGACGTTGGGCGCTTCTTGTTGGGCCCAGGCGATCATGTCGTCGGTGACGGGGAACGGGTCAGGGATGCGCCGGCCACGGGTTCGGTCGGGTGAAGTTTTCCCCCCCGTACCCCCCCTTTCACCCTCACCCTCACCCTCACTACGCGTCGCGCGACATCGCGTAGACGCGTCCGCGACGCGTCGCGAATCCGTCGCGTCGTTACGAGCTCGACGTTCCTCTGCCCACGCCTTCTTCCGGGCTTTCTCCCGTTCGTGGGCCTCCTTGATCTCGTCAGCCGGTTTGTTCCAGGTGAGCCATGCCCGGATGTGGTACTCGTCGCCTCGGAGGGTCCACAGGCCGTGCTCGACCAGCCGGTCACACAGCTCCTGAGCGGTCACCTCCCCATAGGCGACAGCAGACAGATCCTGTGCGGCACGGAGCGCCTGACGGCGGTGGAGCACCCCGTCCGTCATAATCCGTTTCGCGATCAGGATCGACCGGATGAACAGATGTTCAGCATCGGGGCCGGCAGCGACGATCGCCGGATCTTCCGGCAGGTTCACGTCGATGGCAGCGGTCAGCGGCACGAAGCCGACCTCCTACAGGTTCGGGTCGATGTCGGTCCGGGTCTGGATGACCTCGGCGATCACCTCGGCAGGACACCACAGACAGTCGGGGCCGTCGGCACACCAGCCGTCCTGGGCAACCTTCTGCCGGTAGAGGTTCAACCCGACGGTGATCGCCCCCTTCAACGTCAGCCTGGGCATGGTGCCATCAGAATGCCCTGAGAGGCCCCTAGGAGCCTCAGGAAGGGCCTCCGACCCGCTCACCGGTCTCCACCACGGGCGCGGGCCTTCTGCCACCGGTCTGCGTACGCTGTGGCCAGCAGGGTCATTTCGTAGATCTCGCGCCGCATCTCGGTGATCTTCGCCGCCGCCTCGAGCATCAGCTTCTCGGTGTCGCCACCCGGCGAGAAGATCTCCACCCGGCGCACCAAGCGGTCTTCGATCGGCAGATCTGCTTTGACGTGCATGGTCTGTTCCTTTCTGATGATTTCTTCCATGTGTTGGTGGTGCTGACCGACGATCCAGGTCAGGGTGGAGCCGTCGGGAGTCGAACCCGAGTCCACACCAGCTCCGTCATGCGGCTCTTCTGGCGTGTCGATACCTTCCGGCCCCTGCCGCATTATTGCTGCTCTTCCCACGGGAACGGCTGAGTGAAAAGATTTTTGTCACGAGAGACCCTCGTGACAAAGATCTCTTCCCACGGGAACGGCAAATCGTTGATGCGGTTCCCGCCCGGACAGGCGTAACACCGATCCCAGAACAGCCACCAGGACCGTTCCGTACGCCACAAGAACACCGATCCGCAGCTCGGACAGACCGCCTCCACCGCCTTCACGATGCCTGCCGATCTCGAGGCCGGCCACGCACCTCGTCCCGCCCATTGCGTTGCCGGGCTGTCAAACCACCCCAGATGCCGACCGGTTCCGGCATCTCGAGCGCCCAGCCGAGACAATCCTTACGCACCGGGCAGCGCCCGCAGATCTCGATCGCCGCTTTCGGGTTTTCGTCAGAACGTGCCCACCAGGCGTGCTCGGCGCGGCCCGCCCGACATTCCACCACACACAAAGCGTCTTCCCGCCAAGGTTGTTCGACCCGCAACCTCGAGGTCGGAACATGGTGATACGACTGGGGTTCGATACCTGAGCGTTTCTGAGCGTGATAGGTGTTCTTGTAATCACGGTTCGCTTGGCAGCACTCTTCGCACCGGCACCCCAGCGTGTAGGTGCGGCGAACACCATGAGGCCTTTCCCCGTTCGGCCTGCGCCGTTCCAGACCATCCACCGGGCGGCTCATCAGAACGCCCAAGGGCGACGGCCAGCTCCCTGATACAGGGCACGGGCAGCAGCAATGTTGCAAGCAGCATCGAACACCAGCTCGTCAGCCGGTTCGCCACAAGTGTCGGCCACCAGACGCCGATGCAACGGCATCATCAGCTGGAAGATCCCCGACGCCCCAGACGGGTTGCGGGCCTCCGGCTGGCAGCGGCTTTCCCGCATTGCGACGCTCACCGCCCATTCTCCGTCGGGTGTGTCTGCCCAGGCTGCTCGGATTTGGTCAGCGACTCCGCATCCGCTTCCTGCCGGCGTCGCTGCTTGTCGATCTCCTGCTGGAGCAGGTGCTGAGTTTGCAGCTGCTCGAGCTGCTTCCAGGCGGGCCAGCGCCGCCAATCGTTCTTCTTCTGCATTCTTGACCCCCTCGTTCCAGGCGGTGACCGCCTGCACGGTGCTGTCGGGACTGATCCCGACGATTTCCAACGGCCAGGGCACGCTCGCCTCGGAGCGCACCGAATGTGGCGGGTGACCGCCATGCCCGATACTGCCCACGATCAACAAGACGGCTCCGAGCACGGCGGTCAACCCACACACAAACTTCACCAGATGACTCCCAGCTAGCGGTCAGGACCCAGCCGAAGCCCGCAGGCTCACGACTGCCGCCTCGCACACCTCACCGAACGGAAGGTTCCGCTCGGCAGCGAACACCTCCAGGTCCCGGATGAGCACCTCGAGCGCCGCCTTGTGTGCCGAAACGATCTCGACACGATAGGTGCCCTTGTGGTGCCTTCCCTGGTGGATGCGAAGACCGTGCTGGTTCTTGAACGTGTTGCCGCATTCGGGGCATTGCATTGTGCTTTTCTCCTTGGTTTTGGTTGGGATGGTGACCCCTTGATGGCAGGGGCAGGTACAGACCGATTTGAGGCCGCATTGGTGGTGCTGTTCGATCATGCAGTAAAGCTGCAAACCGGCTTTGATCAGGGGCCGCACCGAGGGTGCCTCTCGCGGCATTCGGCGCGGGTTTCTTCCCGTCCGAGCTGATAGCCCCACCAGAATCCGGCCATGAAGATCACGGCGATGATGAAAGCGAACAGCACAGCCTCCATCACGACTCCCGATGCGCCAGCGCCCAGACAGTCATCAACCGACCACGGTTGGACAGTCGGCGTTGACCGGTGTCAACCAGCGTTCCACGCTTCGTAAGCCTGGACCGTGCGGTTTTGACCGTCGGCCCGTAGCGCGGCCGGAGAACGCTGACGAGTTCGTCGTCGGTCAAGCCTCGACCCCCGTCAACGTGGAAGACCTCGAGGATTTCAACCTCGAGCGCCTGGGGCTGCTGGCCGGCTGCCGCCAGAACGGACGTAGCCGGGTCGGTGTGCCGATGGCGGGCCAACGGCGACTGGTCGAACAGGGTGGGCTGCACGGCGCCTCCTGAGTCTGGGTTATCTCTTCCGTTTGGGGCTTCTTGCCCGAGCAGGAGGATACTCCCCCCGATCGATCAAATCAAGGATTTCGGCGCGGCGGGCTTTCAGCCGGTCAGCGATCTCGATCCAGTCGGATTCCCGATAGGTGCACGTCCCGATCGTCATGGCCCGCAGCTCGTCATAGCGGCTTCTGCCGATCGTCAGATCGATCAGCTCGACGAACAGCACCGGGTTCTCGTGCACCTCCCGATGACAGGCGGCACACAACGGCCAGCCGTTGTCCAGCTCATGACGGGTGGCGTTATACCTTCTGGAAATCAGGTGGTGCGCCTGGAGGTTGTCGGGCCGCGCGCAAGACACGCAGCAGCGGCCCATCCGCACAACCTCCGACCACAGACGATCAGCGCGACCCTTCGCGCCTTTCGCCCTGGCGACACTCATGCTGTCTCACCTAGCCGGTTACGGATCTTCGCCCGTTCCCGCACCAGACGCCGATAGAACGACTGACGTTGCGTCGGAGTCATCCCGCCCAACACCCCGTGGCGTCCACCCCGGCGCACCGACTCGGTCCGCAAAGCCTCCACCAAACAATCCTCGGACACCTGACATTTCTGGCAGATCAGCTGCGCCACCTCAGGGTCCTTCCGGTAGAAGATCTCGGTTTTCTGGCCCTTACAGGCAGCCTGGTCGTACCAGCCGCGCCTGGGATGACGATCCCACCACTCCTGCAGATCCATCAGCCATTCTTTCTTTGTGAGCGTTCCACCACGATTGTCCTCGAGGACCGTTTGCACGCCGGCGAACAGTAAAGCCTGGGCGATCGGGCAGCTTCTGACACCTCATAGGTGAACTCGACCCCGCACACCGGGCATTGGCTGACCCGCACATCCGAAATGGTGCGACGCTGCCGAACCGAAATCCCCCCCCAAATGCCATGAAGTTCAGGCAGTTTCACCGCCCAATCCAGGCACTCTTCCCGCACCGGGCACCGGAAACAGATCGCTTTCGCTAAGTCCTTCTCGGGGCGTGGCCGATGCTGTGTCGGAAACCACCAGGCCGGGTCTGCCTCCCCGGTACGGCATAGTTCGGCACACAACGCCCGGTCACGCCATTCGGCCTGCACCCGCCGTCTGGTGATCGGCAGATGGAGGTCGTCAAGGTTCACCAGTCAACGCCGACAGCATGGCGAACGGTGGCGTTCACCGACCGCAACGCATCCATGCTCGAGCGGATTGTCCTGGCCGACTCTTGAGCACCTAGCAGCTTGGCGTCAGCGATCTTGTGTTCCAGCAGCTCGGCGTCGGTCATTACCGTGGCCTGGGCTTTCCGCACCTCGACGGTGCCTTCCGAACGCAGCAGAGCCTTGCTGTATGCAGTCTTGTAGGCCACTTCGGCGCGGGCGGCGGCTTCCGCCAGGTCGGCAATGAGATGCGCGGTCTCTTCGCCGGCTTCGACCAGCCGGGCTAGTTCACGTTCGACCTGCGCCTGGGTGAGCATCAGACTGGACGGCGGTGCTTCCGCTTGCTGCGAACCTGCACGGGCTTCGGGCCGTTCACGAGCCACTTGGTCGTGATCTCCCGGCCTTTCTCCTCAATGTCACAGATGCCCCACCCGACGGTGTTCAGATCTTCGTCAATGGTCGTGCAGAGGTGCCGCCCAACCTCGGGGCCGTCAGCCCAATGGGCAGGCCGCGCTTTGTAGATCCCGAGCCGGCCCATCAGAACGGCTCATCACCCGTCAGCACCACCGCCGGGGCCGCGCTATCGAGGCCCTGCGCTCGAGCACCAGCGATCTCGTCGGCCACCCGCTCAGCGACCTTGCGAGCGTTCTCGGGCAGCGGCACCAGCTCGACGCTGCGGTCGTCACGCTCGATCGGACGGCACGCCACCAGCTGGCCCATGCAGCCCTTGAGCTGGGCGACAGCTCGCCACCAGGAGAACCGGACGCCAGTTGCCTCGGACTCGATGCCCTGACGGTCCAGCAGCCACACGTCGCATTCGACGTAGGTCTGAGGTCCCTTGCCGTCATCCTTGGCAGGCCATTCTCCGAGGCCCGTGGGCCGAAGCAGCAACACCCTGTTCTTCAGGTCGGCGGCACGAACGAGATTCTCGGACTGCTCGGGCGCGGGCGGCGGGTCCATCAACATCAGAACACTCCTTGGTTGGGTTTGATGAGCTGCAGGTTCACACCGCCCGGCGTCGAGCGGCAATATTCGTCAGGGTCCAACCCCAACGCTCGGAGAGCAGTCGTTCTCGGCGCCGGGAGGTTCCAGACGTACAGGATGCGCTCGAGCGGCGTCTGGTCTTTGATCTCGCCGGTGTTTCCGTCGATCAGGCGCGCGTCGAGTACATCGCGCAGCAGCCCATCCTTGTCCCACTCGGTCCGGTTCTTCTTGTAGTGCCGGCTGACAGTCCCGAGACCTTCGACCGTCCAGTCTTTCTCGGGCAGTTCTTCACCGATCATCTTCGCCATTTCGCCCCGGACGATCGCCAACACCCGGTTCGCATCCTCGAGCGCCGCCCAGTTCCGGCACGCATCCTCGAGACGGTCGGTCATCAGCTCTTCAACATCGAGGCTCAGCATTGCCGCCAGGATTTCGTGCCCGTTCATGGCAGATCCCGAGAATCCAACGCTCGGAGGATCGTGCTGCCACCAGCCAGCCGATCTCGGGCAGCGTTGATCGCATACCGAGCCAGAGTGTGCAGATCCGAAATCGACAGGTCGAACTCGTAGGAACGCAGCACACCTCCGTCGTTCACCTCGAAGAACAGCCGGCCATCGGTATCGATGCTGATCGCGTCGAGCTTTACGTCCATCACCAGCCTGGATCCCTCCGCTTGGCTTCCATTTCGGCGTCGAGCTTCACCAGGTAGTCGTGCAGCATCTTGTGAGCGTCCAGCATCTCGTCACAGACGTGCTGCAACGCCACCAGATGGCCCTGGAGCACGACTGCATCCTGTGCGCTTGCCATCCGGTTCCGTACACCCTCGAGGTGTTCGTGGATCCAGACAGCATCCATGTGAGCGGCGTCCAGGCGGTCACCAAGCTTGGCGATCACGTCAGACATGGTTTCCGCCCCCAACCTGGTAGTCGCCCCGAGCTGCTGCGATCCGTTCAGTCTCAGGATCCCGGCAAGCATTCCAGAAGACTGCGACAGCAACGGTCACGGTCGCCACGAAAAAGACGATTCCGAACGTGATGTAGAAGATGTCGAACCAAAGCACGGCGGTTCCTTTCATTCTTTGTTAGTCGACCAGAATCCCGGCGTCTCGCAGCAGATCTTCCGACTCGACAATGGCTGAATGCCTGTCATCGTGGGTCGAAACCACCCAGGTCCGACCATCGGTGAAATGGGCGAGGATCACATACTTGCCGGGCTTGTCCCGGTGATTGGACACGGTCAACGCAGCGCACCTACGGAAGTTGATCCAGGTGCTGTGATCGGTCTGCAGAAACATTCGCTTCCTCAGGATGGGCATTGGCACGACGCCCGCAGATGGCACATTCTCGATGGTTCACGTCGGACGGCTGAAACCGGTGTCGGGATCGCAGAATCCGCTTGGCCGGCTGAGCAGGAATCGTAGGCGTGTCAGATGTGGTCACGCTTCATCCTTTCCAACACTCCGAGAAACTCGTAGTAGCGGCGGGCTTCGGCCCCTCGAGGGTTACGTTGCCCCGTCTCCCACCGTTGGATCGTGGGTTGGCTGACGCCGACGTGGCGGGCCACCTGATGCTGGGTGAGGCCGTGCTTGAGGCGGGCTTCCCGGCGGCGGGCAGGGTCCCGCCACCGGGCTGCTTCGGCCAGTTCTGCCAGCAGATCGCTCATGACCACACCAGAGCGTCGAGCACTCGGCCTCGCAGGATCGTGTAGCGGGCGATCTGCTCGTCCTCGGTAGCGGTCCGTGCGTAGTCCCGGAGAGCGTTCGCGAGGATGATGATTTCGTTCTCATCCAGCTCGAGGGTCATCTTGGCCGAGCCGTCAGTCTCAGCGATGCAGTCGGCGCAGTAGCCCCGAGGATCGCCGGCCACAGCGTCGGCGGCGTCGCAGTTGTTGCAGAGGGTCAGAGCGTCCATCAGGCCACCTCCCCCGTGAGGTCGAGCACGCTGTCCAGCGTGTAGAGCACTTCGTAGCCCTTGACCGGGCCGGCGCTGATGACCCGACCGAAGCCGGGAACGCTCTGCTGAGCGCCATCCTTGGTCGGCGCCAGGATGGTCACCGGGCTGGTGACCTTGATGGTGAAGGTCGGCCCGCCGTTGGCGGCGATGGCCGAAGCCTGACCCTTCGTGTGGATCAGGTTGACGACGATCTCGTCGCCAATCTTGTGGGTGGTGGTGGTGGTGAAAGCGCCCATTTTGGGTCCTTTCTGTCTGCCGGGGCCGTTCCCCGTTATGCCACCATTATACCGACCTGATTCCAGGATGCAAGTCCAAATCCAAGATTTCTCAGATTTTTTCTGGACGCGGTGAGGCCCCCGGCCAGGAGGAAGGAGCCAGGGGCCTCACGCTCGGCGCCCAGGGGGGTGAAGGGCGGCCAGATCTACACCGTCGGCTCGATGCCCTGCAGGAGCTGCATCGCCGCCACATAACCAACTACATCACGGAGACTGTCCTCGTCAAATGGGCTGTGACACAGCCGGCTCAGCTTCCAAGCCAGCATCATCAAACCCACCTGCTCCGGGCTGATCTCCGCTCCCACGATCTCCGACCAGAACACCGCCACCCGACCCCATTGCTGCGTCGGATGGCCGTAACGCTTCCCGCGCTCCGCAGTCAATCTGGCCCCGAGTGCTCCTCGAGACTGTCCACCATCACGAACCGGATCACCAGATTGCAACGGCACCTCGGGCACTTACCCTCCTCATCAGCCAACACCGGATAACGAACGACGAAACATACCGGGCATTGAGGAATCGGTGCGTCAGTCGTCGTCACGATCGACAGTCTCGATCTCGAGGGTTTCCGCATCCTCGAACCAGGCTTGCGTCAAGTTGTCGGCCAGATGCGCCGGCACGCCAGCATCCACCAACGCCCGCCAGAACGTCCCGACCAGATAGGCAGTCTGCCGCAGCTGTGCAGCCTGCACCTCGATGAAATCCGGCAACGGCTTGTCAGGATCCATTACCAACCTTCCTTCTGGCGGTCGTCGCAGAACACCGGAGCCGAGAACGTAACCCCAGCATCCGGCGCCACGGTAAACAACGCCTGCTGAGCTCTTTCCGGCGTGAAGTTCATCGTGGCGGCGTACTCGTCTTCGCCCTTCAGGCTTCCGTTGACGATCACGCCTGCGCTGGGCGACATGAGCAGCTGATGCCAATGGCCCATCACCACCGCATCGAACGACTCCCGCACCCGCTTCTTCGCGATCATCCGCATGATCGGAGGCCAAATGCCGCCGATACCCCCACCCCCAGATACCTGATCGCCATGGGTGAGCAGCAGCCGGGTGCCGTGAATCTCGACCAGGGCGTCGGTTCCGTCCGGGATCTGGAAGGTGACCCTGGGGTCTCCGTCGAAGTGGCGGGCTACGAGCTGGCCGATCATCCAATCGAAGTTGTCTCGAGCACGGCCCTTCGCTCGCGGTTTGCGGGTGCGCCGGCCATGGTTGCCGACGACGACCGGGACATGAACCTGGCCGAACGTGTCGGCCAGCAATGTCACCCCAGCGGCGATCCGGCCCGACCAATGCAGCACCGTGTCGAGCGTCGTCGCGGCGTTCGTTTCCTTGAGCTCTTCGTGAATATCGCCGGAAATGAGGTCCCCCCCCAGCATGAGCACCACACCGTCGTAGGTCATGCCGGTCAGGTAATCGTGAGAAAGCCTGATCACCTGCTGGAAATACCGTTCCAGACGCAGCTCAGCGATCTCCCGGTTATAGGCGTTGCGGCCATCAAGCTCGGAGGGATTCACCACCTCATCGAAATGACAGTCGGACAGCACCGTCACCAGCGTCGCCACCCGCTCACGTTTCGCTGTCGGTTTCGACAACCAGCGCGGCACCCGCAACGCACGCCCCTGATAGTCGTTCAGCCGTTCCAGCTGCTCGATACGGCCCGCCTGATCGCCAACCACTCGCCGCAGCCGGCCCAGTTCTTCTTGCAGCAGATCGTTCTTGGCGCGGTAAACGTCTTCGCGTGCGGTCAGATCGTCGCTCAGGGACACCGGCATTCCTTCCGACGGTGCCTTTGGATCTGGCAGGCTGACAGCGGATAGCCGTTCGCTTGAAGGATCTTCGATAGCCACGGGGCGGTAGCCGTTTCGTCGGCCATGGCCTCGAGCAGCGCCTGACGGTCATCGTCGGGCATTCGTGTCAAGACGACGCCAACACCGCAGGTCGGGCCTTTCCGTGTCTTTGGGGCAGCTGCGAAAGCCTCGGCAAGGCTCGGCTTCTTCACCATGGGCGGTCTTCCTCCTGGTCGATGCGCCACACAAGCCCTCGGCTGATCACCACCCGCCGGAACGAGTCGTGATCGTGCAGCCCGAAGGCAGTCACAGTCTCGCCGGTGCGTCGGCCCCGATCACCGCAAACCCAACACATCGGGTCATTTCCGGTGTCGACCCAGAGCACTTCGCACGGATCGCAACGCATCCTCGGCAACACAAGCCCTCCAGAAGCCCCTCAGACCGCCCAGAAGGCCCCTAGAAGGCTTTGGACGGTCGGCAGGCACCCAGTATGGCCCCGAGCCGAGAATCGGTGCTTACGGCTGCTGCCAGGAGCGGGCCAGATCGGCCATGGCAGCCGCAATCTTTTCCAGGCTTTTGTCTTCGGCGCTCATGTGCTCGTCAAGCCGCCGGTAGATCGGATCGAGCTTGTCATCGATCATGTGGGCAATCTGCTTCTTGAAGAAGTTGGCGACCAGGCCGACGATCGTCAAACTCGTCAGAACAATGGCGAGAATCGCGCCGGTCGCTTCGATCCAGCCCGCCACACCCAACATCACCGCTCCCGAAGCCGACGCCAAACCAGTTCGACGGCACGGGCACCAACAAAAACGCCGGCGGCAATCAGCAGCACCGGCAGTTTCAGAACCTCATTGTAGTTCGGCCAATCTTCCGGCTTCATGATCGCTCCCATTTGGGTACAGACCGCCCCACCTCGGTCTGCGTTTCCCGATCCTTGAAGCGGTCCACAGACGGCCTCGAGGCTCTACCTGCAGATTCTCACAGTAAACGCCAGGCCGGTCAGCGTCAGATCACAGCTCCCGAGGGCGCCACAACCACCAGCCTCGCAAAGCCAACCCGGACTGCAGAACAATCCCCGGAAAGAAACCCCATTGGCGGTGAACGATCGCATACGCCGACCACAGGACCAGCAGATTTGCTGCCATCACCAGCCATCCAGCGCGGCGCCGCCTGGTCAACAGCCACGACGCCAACAGCACAAACCCGTCGAGGACGATCCCCCACGCCCACGCACTCATCAGAATGCGCTATCGAGCGCCTTTCCCGACTGGATGCCCGACTCGATCGCAGCCTTCTGCTGAGGCGTCAAATCGCCCGGTTCGGGCGCCGGGCCAGGCGTCCCAGGCCACGGCTGCAACAGGACGTTCACGAGCTCGGTATCGACGTAGATGTATTTCACCGCATCCCGCCCCGGCTGAGCACGCCAATCCAACGCATCCTGCGGAATGCCGTAAGCGCCTTCCGGGCCGTTGAACGTACGAAGGACCCGGCCACCGGACAGCAGAAAAGCGATCGCCACACCAAACACGGTGCGGCCAACGACGATGTTCATGTCTTCTCCCTCGAGGGTTGGCGTAGGCCCATAAGGCTCACGCAGCTGATCTAGTTGGGCTTCGGCCATATTGCCCGGGCAGGCGGTGCTGTTTCCCGGCGCGTCCCGGTGGCCTCCGGTTGGCATCGGGCCGGCGCCGAGCACCCCTGACGTTGCCAGATCGTCCCGCAACCAACGGAACGACTGCACCGCCTCCGGCGACAGCTCGACCTCCATGTAGTTGCCGACGAAACACACGCCGAACGAACGATCGTTCCAACCTCCGGTGTGTGCCCCGATCGAAAAGCCTTGCCCTTCACCGATCGTCCCATTCGGATGAATGATGTACGAATAGGCGATCCCGCCGAGGTTCTGGTGGATGCGATCCACCACCCGGAAATCAGCGAAAGCGTCGTCGGTCGGGTTCGTTACCGAATGGTGAACCCAGAGCGCTTCGGCAGGTAGACGCATCCTCGAACGGCCCGCATAGGTGCCCCCCCAGGTGCCGATCGGTACAACCTCAGGCATCTGGATGCACGTCGTGAGGCTGGATGCAGCCAGGCTCGTCACACAGAGGTCCCGCCGCCGGGGCGTCAAGCTTGACGTTCGGAGTCATCTGCGAACGGGTCAGCAACGCGAGCAGCGCCGAGGTGACCGCCAGGAGCGCACCAATCTGGTCAGGCTTGAGCTCGAGGCCGAACGAGACTGCCAGGGCGATCACAGCGTTTACGACGCCGTAGAACAGAGCGGGTTCGCGCTTCCAGATCATCAGATTCCAATCCATACGGCCCAGAACTCTGGGCTGCTGTTTCCAAAAGCCGAAACGTCAAGATTGCCGCCGCTGTTTTGCTGAGCAGCGGTTTGGAAGTAATCATTTGAGATGGCGTACAACGCCGAAGCGCTCATCGACGCAAACCCGTTAGTGCCAGTAGGCGGCTGAGTCTGCAGCGCAATATTCGTGCTTGCTCCCACTTGCACCGCCAACGAGCGGTAATCACCAGCAGTACTGAATGCCCAGGTGATGCTTGAGCCAACAAGGTACTTACCGGCATTGGCTGTGCTGACCGTGATCCGGTTTGTATTTGTGCTTGTGCTGTGCAGATCGGCATTGTCGAAACGCTCTGTGTTGAACGTCAACGTTGTCACAACGCCATTCGCGGTCGTGATTGCAGCGGTGTTGTAGCAACGCACCATCGGCTTGTCGGTTGAGAGCCACTTGACGTTGTCGCGCAGATAGGTGTTCAGATAGGCGGCAGTCACAACCTCGCCGGCCACCCAAGTTCGGTCAGTCGTATAAGCCATCAGACAATCCCCATCAACAGATTCTCACGCCCGAGGAACTCGAGCGTTTCCACCATCATGCCGTCACCATCAAGACGCCTCGGGTCCCAGTTCCGATGCTGGGGAGCCCGTCCAGCCAGCAGACGAATCACACCCGACCGCAACGTCGGCGGCTGCCACCGCAACGCATATCTAGTTCCGCATTCCAAACAAAACACATGCGGATTCTGATCCCAACCCAACATCCCAGCACCGCACGGGCAATCAGCCACCCACCGGGAAGCGTTGATATACGGCACGAGCTCCAGGTCGCTGACCAACGGCTCCCGATCGAACCGGCGGGCGATCTGCTGCTCCAAAAATGCGTCTACCTCGGCCCTCGAGCGAAGAGTGCGACCCCCATATCCGTCGCATTGCGTGACGATCACATCCGGGTAGCCCTCATCGGCACCATCCGTACCGCCCTGAACTTCGAGGGTGTCCGGATTCACCACGACCCTGGTCGTATAGCCGGCGTCGACCACCACCATCCCAGAAGCTGTCATTTCTACGTCAGGCACGATTCCTCCTAGAACGCCAATCGAGTCGTCTTATCCAAGACCCCATACACATCGTCTTCCAACACCCAATAGGCGCTCGTGTCGGCCTCAGCGATTGTGAACGAAATCTGATACATATCTGGCGTGATCGTTTCTTCCGAACCGACCACAGACACCTCAGTCGTAATCGGATCGCCAATGCCCTGGGGTGTACGAACGACCTGCACCAACGAACCGAGCTCGAGCGCCAACACCGTCGGATACAACACCGCAGGGTCACGTTCCGGCATCACATCCATACGCTCGACGCGCAATGACGGCTCACCAAACCGGTTCACGATCCACGACGCAAAATCCTGCGCCTGGCCGTCCGTGTCGTACAACAGGTCGGTTGCCTCATAGGTTCGCACCAGATACCGATCCACCGAATCCTGATCGGCAACCGTCACCTGCCCGCCGCCTCGTCGGCCAGCCGTGACCGTGTTGTAAAGCAGCGACTCGTCATATGAAAACGTCAGGCCCGAGAACCGCACACCGGATGCCGGATCGTCCGTCGTGTACGCAGCGACACCCAACGCCGAGTTCGTGGCACGGCGCTCCCGGAATACCACTCGGCCATCCTGCCCCATGAACAACAAACCCTGTTCCGTTTCGGCCATGTGTTGCAGGAGATCGAGCGCTGTGGCGTTGGTGTAGTCGTCGGCCTGGAGCGTGCTGTTCCCAGTATCAATGTCACGGTCGTTTTGGGGCCATTCGCAGTTATCGAGCACAGCGTTGATGTGCACGCCTGTCGGCTGACCGTTGTTGCGGGTTGTGGCCGTTTCGTAGATGCCGAGCAGATTGGTGCGAAGCTGCGCCAGCGAGAACGAAGTATCGACGTAGGCGGTGAACTCATCCAGAGTGCCGTCGAAATAGGTGCTGCTGTCGCCCCGCTGGCCGACGAACAGCTGGCCTGCAGTCGAGACATAGTTGCCCTCTGCCGCAAAGGTCAGATTTGCTTGCGAATACTCCCGAATGGTGCCGTCGATGCCGACGGTCCACAGATTGATTTCGTTTTGCGAGATTTCGGTAGTGCCGAAAACGTGGTGGACGTTGCCGTCGTTGTAGAGATCCGTGGTCGTGTAGATGGCGTGCACCCCATAGGCCGGCAGATGCACCACGAACCGCAGCTGCCCGGCTGCCGTCAGCTCGATGGCATAACGCACCAGGCCCCGGTCCTGGCGGGCCAGGCACACCAACGTCTGAGCATTGGCAGATGTGGTCTTGAACCAGATCGAGAACCCGAGCTGTGAACTCGGATATGGGAACGTCGTGCAAACCCCATACTCCGATTGGGTGCGATCGAACGTGACAGCGGTGTTGTCATCACCCTGGATCAGGCCGGTCACCCCCAACGTCGGCGTGTTGACCAACGACCCGTTGCGCGCATAACCGGAAGAATCGGCCATCGTCGTCGTCGTACCCTGCTCACCCAGCCGGAACCACAACGACGGCCTGGTCGTCTGGATGTAACCCGAGAACGGGCTAGACGGATTCGTCAAGTTGAAGATCTTGAACGCATCTTCCAGCTCCACGACGCAGACCGCTTCACGATCCGAAATGTCATACTCCTGCTTGTATGCGGTCGCAAATCCGACGAACCGGTAGTAGGTCGCATCCCCGTACTGGCCTCGAACGCGAAACATCCGCATAGGCGTGACGTTCGACCTCGAGCCATTCCAGAACGGAGATCCCGAATATTGCGGGTCGTACTTGCGGTCCCGGTTGTCGAGCACGATCCGGCAAGTGCCAGTCTCGAACCGGTCGAGCTGCCGCTGCTTGCCGCGGGAGATCTGCACCGAGCGCACATCGGGCGTCACATCTTGCCAGACAGGCGTCGTACCCGGCGCAGTCGTCGGCGAAAACTCGATCGACCAGCGGGCCGTTCCCCGCCACATCGACAGAAACTGGCTTTGAGCCGGCGTGGCCCTCGGCACCACCAGAAGCGGCATTGCTCAGTCCAACGTCAAGCAGAACTGGAACACCAGATCTGACGTGCTGGTGTACGTCGGAGTACCTCGAACGACCGCCTGGCAGTAAAGACTGGTACCCGCCGAACAGAAGTACGGAATCGCCATGTTGTGAGGCAGAGTGTTCGTCTTCGTATCCGGCTTGAACGCCACGCTGTTCAACGGGGTGCCCGGCCAGGCGGTGTTGTAATCCGTCGTCAGGATCGACACGATCGCCACCAGGTTGCCCATATCGGCATCCGAGAATGCACACGCAGCGTTATCGCCAGCGGGCGACACCGACGCCGAAAAGAACAGCAGATCCATTGCGGCCCGCTGCGCCTGCGTCTTGTCCAAGATCCGAATGCTGTTGATCGTCCCGCCACCCCCATCGAACCTTGAGGCGTTCGAGAGGGTCATCAGGCCGCCGAGACAGTCGCCCGAGGTGTAGGCAGGCGTTGTCGAAATGGTCGGCGTGACCGTGATGAACTCACGGCTCACCCAAGGATCGACATAGGCAGCAGCTGCAGTAGCCGGCACCGCAAACGGAGACTGGCTGACCAGCCGGCCACCAAGATCCCCGATGTTGACGCCCTCTTCTCCGGCGGTGACCTTGACCCGCTGGTAGTAAACCGCCGAAATGTCATCGGCGGCGATGTTCGCCCCGGTGCCCGGCGTGATCTGCACGTTGTCAGCCACAGAAACTCCTATGCGTAGCGGCCAAGAGCAGACCCGTTGGCCCGCCCAATCTTGATGAGGTCATCTCTGACGATCTGTGTCAGGACTCGCCCGTCAACGACGAGCTGAATCGTGGTGCCCATTCCAGCACCCTTCCCGAGCGGGATCACGGCCTCCGGTCCAGCTTCACCGATCAATGCTTTGGTCGGCCCGGTCACGATGCCGCCCTTCGCGAACGGCGTCCAGATGTCGCCGTCGAAACCGCCGGTCGGATAGGGCGGCGGGCCTTCGTAGATTCCGGGCGGTGCAGCGTTACCGATCGTCGTCACGTCGTAAATGACATTCACACGGGTGGTGATGTCGCTCCTGATGCCGTTCAGCCTGCCGATGTACCCATCCAGATGAGCAATCAGCGGCGAAGCCGGATCCAGCGTTCCCTTCAAGAAGTTCAGCGTCTCGATCTGCCGTTGGACGTTGCCGTCAGCATTGCCCGATGCGATTTCCTGCGCTCGGATCGATTGGATCAACCGATCGATGGCCTGGGCGCTGCTCAGAACTGATTCGCGCCGCTCGAGGTCGGTCTTGGTGCCGTCGGCCAGAACGGTGTTGGTCTGCTCGATGGCTTTCGAGAGGTTGATTTGTGCGCCTTCCACGCCCAGGTCGGCGTTGATGCGCTGATACACCAGATCAATCGATTTCTGCAACGCCTCGTTCTGGGCGGTCAATGCGCTGGTTTGCCGGTCGGCGGCTAGAGCTGCGTCGTATTGGGCGTCCCTGTTGCGCTTCGTGGCTGCGGTGTTCTTGTCGGCTTCGTCGCCACCAAGACCGAACATTCCTGCCACATCGTTGATGCCATTCACAACTTGCTGAATCGGGTTGGCTGCATCAATCAAAGAGCCGATCATCGTAAATACGCTCTGATTGAAGAGCGGCACCTCGAGGCTGCCGATACGTCCAATAGCTCGAGCCATGGTCGCAAAACTGTTTGCAGCATCCGATAGGACTGGCAGCAACTCGGTGCCGAGGGTGACCTGCAGCTCCATCATCACGTCGTTCAGATTGTCGATCGCAAGCTGGTACTCACGCGCATTCGCCAAATCCTCAGCAGACAAGATCTGAGCATCCGGCACCGCAGCGTAAAGATCCAAAATGCCCTGACGGCCCTGCTCCAAAACCGGGATCAGATCTCGCCCCGTCCGCCCGAACGCCTCATTCACCAGAGCAGCCTTCGCCGCCGGGTCCGTCATGTTGGCGTATGCATCAGCGACGTTCAGCAACGTGCGCTGAACATTGATCTGTCCGTCTGCGTTCTTGGCGGTGACAACTCCGTACTGCTCGAGCGCCGAAGTGTTCTCGAACAGGGTGCGGCCAAACTTGCTGATGCCCTTCGCCGCACTCTCAGCCGAAATGCCGTAATCATCAAAAATCGCGACGAGCCGGCTGGAACTCTCAGCGCTCATTCCGGTTGCCTGCGACACAGATCGGACAGCATCCGCAAGCCCAGTCGTCGCTTTGATCGCATCCTGACCGAAACGCAACATCGCATAACCAGCGGCAGTAGCCCCCGCCGCCAATCCGGCCTGCATCAACGCGCCGGTGTTGTTGGACTGAATGCCGAGCTTCGCCAGGCCCTTCTCGAACATTCCGGTCATGCCGGTCGCTTGGGTTTGCGTCCGGTTGACCATGTTGATCTCGGCGTTGAGCTTGTTCAGCTCGGAGATCGCACCCCCAGCCTTGGCGTCGATCAGCAGCGCCAACCGTTCAACGACTGCCATCAGAACACCCTTCTGGTCTGCTCAACGATTTCCCGAGCGAAAATATCCTCGGTGCGGCGCTTCGCCAGGGCAGTCCCCTTCGACCAAGGCCGACGCGCACGCGCACCCTCATGCCACACCGGGCCAGTCCGAACCTGCCCATTGCCTTGCGAAAACACCAACACTCGACGCTGCCGCTTCGTCGCTTTCTGGCCACGCAAACCCTCAAAATCGCCCTGCCCCAGAAACGTCTTCTGGTTACGGCCCCGAGGAATCCAATGGGCTTTCGTGCCCTGCTCCAACCAATGCATGTTTCCGAAAGCTCGCACCAACGCCGTCACATTGTTTTCGGATTTCTTGATGTCGTAGCGGACGCCGACCTTGTGGCGTCCCTGTCGGCCCTTCTTGCCGACTCGGCTCATGATGATTGGCCGGCCCGTTGATCCCAGCTGCATCATCACGGCTTTCTTCGTGAATGCTGCCGATGCTGCCGTGGCTTTGTAGTTGGCGTCTTTCAACCCGTTTTCCAGACGGTCGAACTTCTCGATCACCTGGCGGAAGGTTGTGGAACGGCCCATCAGTCTTCTCCGGCGTAAGCCAGGTTCAGCAACGCCAAATCACGGGCGGTGTATTGAGTCCTGACCATTTCGGGTGTGATGTTGCTTGGCGGCCGGCACAACGTGACGATCCACGCATCTAGGGTGCGGCCGCCTACTGAGGGACCCCATCCTCGAACTGTTCCGGCAGGTCATCTTCGACCTGCACGAAATAGTCGGTGATGTTCCGGCCCGTCAGAGCATCCGGTGCTGGCACGCCGAGGTGGGCACAGACAGCCTCGAGCACATCCTGGGCAACGAACAGGTTGAGTAGCGGAGCTGCCTGAGTCAGCAGCCATGTCTGATCGTTGTTCTTGGCGATGGTCGCGAGAACGCCGACCGGGAGGTCCCTGATCTGGAACTCCTGGTCGGCGATTCTCACGGCCCAAACGAAATCTTCTCCGGGCACGGAATCTCCTAGTTGTTGGTTAGCCGACCTTCGTCCAAGCGCTGGCAGCGTTCCAGTCGCCCGAGACCGTCACGGCGCCGTTCACGTCGGCGTCGATCGAGAAATCGAAGGTGGCGGTGCCGTACCAATACTGGCTCGACGTGGAGGTCGAAGGGTAGAGGTACACCTTGCGGGCCACACCGTCGGTAGCGGCGGTGTAGAGCTGCGCCGTAGCGTCGTCGTAGAAACCGGTGATCGACCCGTTGACCTTCGGAAGGCCCTGGACCGTGACGCTGTTCGTGTCACCGAACGCAGTCACATCCACCGTGTCGCTGGCAAACGAAATCGACCACTTGGACAGGAACGCGATCGGCTCTGCCGTCCCGCCAGACGAAATGCCGGCGTACAGGCGACCGTTGCGACCGTGAATGCGGGCCACGTTGACTCCTTGAGAAACTTGGGGCCGTCAGAAGCCCAGACGCTCCAGAAGCGTGCGGGCGTTGTTCTCAAATGTACGACCGGCAACGGCTTCTCTCGCGGCGTGCGCCACCCGTTCCCGCTCCCCATCGTGGCTCAACCACCAATCGAGCAGAGGCCGCACCTCGCCCGGCTCCGAAAAACTCGGCAACATTCCGAGCACCAGATCCGATTCCGGGCGAGGTTCCCGCAGAAAGAACGTGCCCGTGGCGGCAAGCTCCACCTCCCTCGGCCCCATCGCCCAGCCGGCACTCAGATCCTCCGACGATGCTTCTTTCCGGTACAGGTTGATGGAAGCCCTCGAGGACTGGTAGAGGCGCACCGTGTCGTCGTTGTCGCAGCAGAACTCGACTGGATGCACCAGGCGGTCGGTAAACCACGGATCTTCTCGCCATTGCTGGAAGTTTCCGGCGAACCTGACCTGGAGGCCGTCGAGGTCGCAAGCCCGGAAGAACTCGGCACGGCTCGGATAGCAGGTGCCCACAAACGAAAGATCACAGGCCAAATCAGGATCGGCAGGCCCCGGCTTGTGCAGCTCGGGCCGGTAGGCATGAGGCACATAGAAAGATTGGGCGTTTTCCTGTCGGAAGCGGGCCAGATTCGTCGGATCGTTCAGCAGCACCAAGTCGAAGAACCCGGCACGTTCCAGCTGCTTGTCGTCCTCGTACGGGCTTTCGGTGAACAGAGCAACGAGCTTGTGGCCCCGAGCACGGATCACCGGATAGATAGCCGGCGGCAGAAAGAACCCTGAGGTCACCAGAACAATGTCAGGCCAGAAGTCGTACAGCGCCGTCTTGAGCCCTTCTGCGGCCAACCTCACGGCAGCTTCTTCGGAGAAGGCTTTGGCGATCTCGCCGTCCCGCTCGAGCAGCGCCTGGGTGTAGAAGTTCAGCCGGTCATCCAGGTTGAAATCGGCTACTTCGTGGCCGAGGGCGCGTAGGGCGTCACGCCAGCCGTTGTGAACGTCGGCAACGGAGAAGTGCGGGCCAGGCCGCACCATCAGGATCCGCACCTAGAAGTAGTCCTGGCGTCCTGCGCGCTGTTCGGTGCGGGCAATCCAGGCGCCCAGCTCGTCCACCCAGTCGATCGCCCATTCGGACGGGCCGAACTCGGCGGTGGCCCGCAGCCGGGCATCGACCTGCTGGATAGCCGTATCCAGATTGGCCTGGGTGACGATGTTCGCGCCGTCGGCGGCGTAGATCCGCACCTCGAACCGGTAGAACTCGGCATCCATGCCGGAGGTCAAGATCGTGACCGAAATCGGCTTGAGAATGTCGCCAGGCAGGGGTTCGTACTTGTAGACCTTCGTGACAGCCGTCAGGGAGGCCTGTGGCGCCCCTGTGGTCGTATTGCTGACCAGGAGGCCATAAAGGTCGTCCCGAGCGTTAGAAAGGCTCGTAGCGGCCATCAGGCGATCCCTGCGGGCCTCAGGTACTCGGCCAGCAGCTCGAGCACCGCCCGGGGCACCGCAAACGTCGGCACCAGCGGATTGAACATGTCGCCCGCCGTCCCGAACGTATTGCTGCCGACACCCTGCTCACGACGCCACAGATTGGCGATCATGATGGCCGCCGCCTGCTTGAACACCGGATCGACCGCAGCGGTGTTCGCATACCGGCCCGCCTGATACTCGACCCGGACGATCCCGCCCTCCGGATAGGTGTACGGCAGCCCTTCCGAACGGCGCAGAATACGAAACCGGGCGGTGGTCGTCGGATCGATCAGCCACGCGTCAGCCGGCTTCGTCGTGATCGTCTCTTCGGTCAGGTGGGTGTGAACCCCAGCAGAGTCATATTCCACGACTGCCTGAACGGTGTAGATCGGGCGCAACCGGGTTTCAATGACGTGCTGCCCGTAGGTCAGATGGTCTTCTTCTGCGATCGTTCGGGCCACGACCGGGCCGCACAACGAATCGAGGCGCCGGCTGACAGCGGTGATGTATGCCGCCAGCTCGGTGTCCTGCGACGTGTCCGAAGAAGCAATGTTGATAGCCGATTTGCCCTCGGCAAGGGTCACCACATCGAGGGTGTCAGCCATTCCAGAACGTCCTGTTGCCGCGGCCTACATCGTGGAAACGGTAGGTCCAGGTGGTCTCATGGACACAGATGAAACGTGCGCCCCGTGCCTTCATTGTACGCCAGAGGTGCCAATCCTCGTCCCTAGCCGCCACCGGGAAGCCCCCAGCATCCAGAAACGCTGACCGGCGCACCAGCGCCGTAACCGGAATGGTGTTCACCGCTTCCAGCTGCTCCAGGTGGCAGTCGTGCGGGATTTTCCAATCTCGGCCTTCAACCTCCCCGAAGGTGTAAACCACATCAGCAAAATGGCGGTGTTTCAGGAGGGTGCGTAGATGGTTGGGACGGAGCCGGTCGTCGTCGTCCACGAAAGCCAACCATTCGGTGTCGGCCTGCATCGCCAAGACGTTGCGGATCGTGCCAGGGCCGAGGCCGAGCACATCGACGCAGACCCGCCAGGTGTAACTCGTCTTCTGCTCGAGCAGGTCATTCATCAGCTCGAAACGTAGTTCGTCCCGTTCGGGCAGGCTTGGCGTGATGACCGTCACCCTGGCCGACGACTGTTCCGCCTTAGTCATTTGCCGAAGCGGGCGTCGAGGAATGCGTCATCCGGCTGGTTCGTCCACCGGTCCCGGGTATGGCCCCAATGATGCACACAGAACGACTCGGGAAACTCTTGCCATTCTCGATTCATGTCCTGCCCGTCGAACAGCACCGGGTTGAAATAGTGCTTCGGAAAAATGGTCAACCCGTCCGGGTTCAGACGTTGCATCCGAGACAGCAGATGCGGGCCGGTCACAGCGTTCATCGGTTCGCCCGGCATTTCTCGGAACCGGACCGGCAGCTCTTGGATCAACTCGCCGTAGAACTCGTCGCCCCGGACGCATCCCATCAACGCATTCGACAGAAACTCTGAATCTTCCATTCCGGCGAAAGCTTGCACATCATCCAAAATCGGATCGAGCGATCTGAGACATTCCATGTCGGTGTTCGCATAGATCCCCCCGAACTGGTGAATGAGCTCATAGGACACCAGATCGGCCCGCTGCACCCACACGCCCAACTCGGGCACGCCGCCCCCGGTGTTGACGCCAACCCTGCCAATCTCGTCATAAATGTCCTGGTTTGCCAATGGCGGCAGATTGTTCTCCGTCCACAGCAGAACGTCGTAGCCGGCACGTTCCCATGTCTTGCCGAACTCGACCAGCTCGCGACGCATCGGCTTCGGGCCGAACCAGATGCGATGCACCGTCTTCGGGATTACCAACCCCACAACACACCAACGTTCTGAGCGTAGAAATCGACCACCTCGGGCACGCTGTCCTCAAGGGTCTTCAACACCGGGAAACCCTGATACAGAGGCCGCAGAGTCTCCGGGTCGCCCAGCACGATCGAATGCTCCGGCTCCCCGGGCCGCATCGGCAAATGAGTGATCTGCACCCGATCATCGATCTTGGCTTCCACATCCCGGGCGACGACCTGGGCAATATCGAGCACCGTCGTCGGACGGCCCGTGCCTGCCTCATACGGAATGCCATCAGGATGCGGGCCGACCTCGAGGGCACGCACGAACACATCGGCCACGTCCCGGACGTGCACCATGTCCATCACCTGGGTGCCGTCACCGTAAATCTCGATCGGCTGGCCAGCCAAAGCTCGACAGACAAACGCCGGCATGATCTTCCGCACCTTTGACGGGCCGAACGGCGCGGCCACGCTCTGCCCGGGCCCGTAGGCGTTCAAGGCGCGCACGACCGCAATCTGTGTGCCTCGCTCCTGGTTGAACATCCGGGCGAACCGTTCGGCGCACGTCTTGGAAATGCTGTAGGTGTTTTCCATCCAGTAGTTGCCGACCGCGGCGTAGGCGGCGGGAAGCTCGTACTCGGCCACAGCCTCGAAGACATTGAGCGCCCCAAGCACATTCGTTTCGGCTGCAGGCCGCGGGTTGTGGATCGTTTCCTGGGTGCCGAGCACCGCCGCCAGATGGATGACTGCCTCGACGTGAGCGACAGCCTCGGTGACCGCAGTCGCATCCCGAACGTCGCCCAGGATCAGCTCGCAGCCTGGCGGGGCTTTCCTGACGTGCCGGTCAAACACCACCGGTTCGTGGCCCTGCTCGAGCAACGCTGTGACGACGTGCGAACCGATGAACCCGTTGCCGCCGGTCACGAGAACCTTCATGAGCACCCCATTTGCTTGCGGACAGTTTCCACGTCCCATCCGAACTTGGCTTCGGTCTGATTACCCCAGGTCGAACGACCGCTTCCCAGATGAGTCGCCAGGTCGAGCTGGGCGATCTGGTAGCCGTTCGCAATGATCTGCTGGCAGGCCGGAACGTCGCCATGGCCCTGAATCCGATCGGGAATCGGGCCGATCTTCGGCCAGTCGGCAGATCGAAACGACCAAGAGGCTGCGCCCGTGCTGGCCCGCAGCAACGCCAACTGATCCCCGTAAGAAACCTTCCCCACGATCTGATTCCAGGGAAACTCCGGCTCGAGGTGGCAGCCGGCTAGGACGATCTCGGCGGGCGCCGCTTCCCACCAATCGAACAGCCGTTCCTGCCAGCCGTCCGACCAGCTCATGTCGTCGTCGGACAGGACGCACACATCAGCGCCCTGAACGCCCAGCGCCACCCTGGCCGCAATGTTCGTCCCATGCCCACAGGTGGTGTTCGAGCTGGTAGAGGAATAGCCCCCGAGGGTTCTCACCATTTCTTCGGTGCCGTCGGTAGATCCGTTATCGACTGGGATCACCCGCACATGAGGCTTCTGGAGGCTGTCATAGGTCTGCCAGAACAGGTCTTTGCGGTCGTTCGCAAAGACGTTGTGGCAAAGGATCGTGGCGACGATCACAGGACGATCGGCTCCACCGACGGCAAATCCCCCTCCAGGGACGCCAACACCGGCACCCAATACTCCGAGAAAACCCGGTCGGCGTCATACAGCTCGGCAAACGCCCGTGCCTTCGGACCGGCTTCCTCAAGCATGTCCCGGTTCTGGTAAGCGAACTCGAGCGCCTGGTGGATTTCCTCGATGAACGGAATGCAGAAATCGGCGTTCTGAGCGGTATCCCAGAACGGCTGCGACCCGACCAAGAAACCGGCGCCGGGCGCCACCAACTCAGTCTGAGCAGAGAAATCGGTGACGATCACCGGCGTTCCGCACGCCTGCGCCTCGATCGCCGGGATGCCGAATCCTTCGCCCATCGACGGAAACAACAGCACATCGAAAGCCGAGTAGAGCAGCGCTAGTTCCCGCTGCGAAATGCCGCCAGACAGATAGCGGTACTCGTCAACGAACAGCATCGATTCCGGCTGGATACCTCTGCCGTTCGCCAAGCTTGTCAGATCCGCACCGTTCAATCTCGCCCGATTGTGGGCGTGAACGTAGAGCAACGTGTCGTCGTGAGCATGGTTGAACATGGTGAACGCAGCGAACGCCTCGGGGTACGCCTTGCGGATGATCGGGCTGCTGTTGTTCGTGGACACCATCCCGACCAGAAACTTGTCGGCAGGCAACCCGAGGATCTTCTTCGCTTCGGCGGTCGGCGTCGGCGTAAATACCTTCGTGTCGATGCCGTGGGGCGCGTACAGCGGATTCAGGCCGTAGGCGCGCAGCTGCTTCTCCCCAAAGCGGCTCATGGCGATAGGCGTCGAACCGTGATCTTGGAAATGGGCGGCGACCATCGGCGGCGCCGGCACATGATCGATCGGCACCCATACAGCCATGTTCATTTCGGCGTAGACAGGGTTACGAAGCGTCCAAGCGTCGTAAAGGGCGATCAGCAGGCCCGGATCGCCGTTGAAATGGTGAAAGGCGTGCGCCGGGATCGTGTCATTCGACCAGTCGGAACCGGCTGGGTAGACCTTGACGCCTTCCCACTCGAGCACCGAACCGTAAAGGCCATAGTTGGCGATCGCCGCCACGTCGTGGCCTGCAGCCTGCAGCCGAGGCAACATCTGTGCGGTCTGCTGCCCGTAGCCGGTAGGTGCCCAGGGTGCGTTGGAAGCCCAAGCGATCTTCACCGGGTCTCCTTCGCAGCCGTGACCCGCTTCTCGGGTGCCCGCTGCTGCCGGCTCTTCGCTTCGGTGACGATCAGGAACCGGTGGCCGAGCGGCTGCACCTGGACGACGCGCTCACCTTTGGCTTCGAGCTTCTTGATGGCTGCGCCGATCGTTTCGGCCAGGTCATCGGTTAGTTCTGTGCTGATGATGTGAGCGGGCACGAACGCTCCTGTGGGTTTGTGGGATTGTGGGTCGGGCTGGGCCGTGCCTCCCAGCCCGTCCCACACCCAGGGGCACGGAAAGGAAGAGGCCCGCCCCCGAGTGTAGGGGCGGGCCAACTTCCAAGTGATCTTTCGATCAGGTGGTCGGCATCTTGAGGAACTTGACTTCACCCGAAGCGCCCGACACCCAGTCGGAGTCGGTGCGAAGCACCGCCCGGAAGGTGACGAGATCGCTCGAGAAGGCGAAGTCGTCCGAACGCTCGAACCGGAGGGTTCCAACGTCACGGATGTAGAAGCCCCGGAAGTTACCGAACGCCATGGCGGTCCCGCCGGCGGTCGCAAACGCGGCCACGTTGGGGTCCTCAATCACCGGGTAGCCCAGCAGCGTGTCGGGCGTGCCGACGATGCTCGAAGGCTCCCACAGCGGACGACCCGTGGTGTCGGTGATCTTGCGGATCTTGGCAGCGTTGGTGTCCAGCGTGAAGAACTGGGCGCCGCGGCGAGCCACGGGGTTCACCGAGTAGACGAGGTCGATGAGGTTCGCCATCGAGGGCACCCCGGTGCTGCCGGTCTGCGCGGTGGCGCCGACAGGCTGCGTCGAGATGATGCCCTTGGGCTGGGCCGAACCGGAACCGGTGACGTAGGCAGCGTCGGTCGCACGGGCGATACCCCGGGCGGCGTCCTCAGCCACGAAACCGAGCAGATCCACACCCGAGTCCTCGAGGAGCTCAGAAGAGACCTGCACCAGCTGACCGTACTTCCAGGCGTTCAGGGTGACCTGACCGAACTGGGCGTCGTTCTCACCGAGCGCCGTGCCCTCGCCGCGCAGGGCAGCGGTGCCGTGCGTAGCAACGTTCGGGAACTGCAGCGACTCGCCGCCGGCGGTCGTGAGAACCGTGACGTTCAGCTGACGAGCACCGGAGTACCACTCGAGGTAGTCGTACAGCGACCGGGCGAACGACGTGGGAACGGTGTAACCACCGGAGGTGGTCACGTCCTCGACGTGATCCCGCAGCTCGACGATCTGACCGGACCGGATCGCACGCTTCTCACGGGCCACGCCACGAAGGTCGAGATCGATGGTGCGGATCTCGCCGTTCAGGAACCGGGTCATGTCGTCGACGGCCTTACGGTCACGGCGCTCGATCTCGACCGATCCGAGAACCGGCTCGTAGGCGCTGCGGGCCTCGGCGGCCTCACGCTCACGGTGCTCGATCTCGAGAAGGCCACGGATCTGCTCGTCCTTGGCGTCGATGTCGGCGTTGATCGCCGTCCACTTGCCGTGCTCCTCGGCGGTGAACTCACGGTTCTCACGCTCGGCGCGCTCGATGAGCTCCTTGGCCTCAGACCAGGCGTGCTGACGAGCGTCACGCAGGTTGGAGAGGTAGTCCCGCATTGGGATTTCCTTTCAGGTTGAAGGGAAGGGTTACAGGCGCTCGGTGCTTTCGGCGGCCAAGCTAGGAACTTGCGGCTTCCTCAGAACGTGCTTTCGGCGGCGTTCAGTCGGAAGAAACATCTTCGACGTTGAGATACAAGGCGGCGATCTGCGCCTGGGCGTCCGCTTCGCTCGGATGGCATCCTTCGAGGTTGCCTTCCATGTCGAGCACAGCGACCGGCCTAGACACAGGACACGCCGAGTAACCAACGACGATGCGCCAAGGATTGCGGCCCTCGCGCACACTCTCAAGGATTCCACGGGTCCACGAAACCGCAGGATCGCCACCCCACGCTGCCCACGCCACCCGGCCCGGCGACGGATAACCCGGCTCACCCGGACTCCAACCCTCACCCTGCTTGTCGACCTCATGGCGGGCCAAATAAGAAGCGATGCGGCGAATGATGCTGAGACTGACAGCTTCTCCATCAGCGAGCTGCTGCGCCCGCCGTCGGCCCGTTGGTGTGAACCCAGAGCCGGCCTGGCCGTCCTCGATCCATCGCAACGCCCGCTTCGCTTCCTCGCGCACACCCTCAGGCGGCGCATACGGCTGGCGAACCTCAGCCTTTGCAGCAAGCTGCAACCATGCCCGAGCTACCGAAACTTTCACGCGACCGGAGGCCGAGCCTTCAACAGCAACGCCCGCCGCCGAGCCGACCGGGCAGATCCCTCGATCAACTCGTTCGGGATGATCCACAACTTGCAAACACCCGCCGGGGCGATCTCGCCCTCAACGATTTCGCAGGCCAACGGCCCCTCGTAGAAATAGCAGTTTTGGCAGATAAGGCCCTCACCGGCAAACGGTGATTCGGCCACATAGTGGGCACCCTCAGAACCGGTGTCCTGAGTCCATTTGCCGTGAACGTGGACAATGTCCTCGAGGGCTTCGTATTGGGCGATCTGCCGCGCCGACGCCGGGTAAGCCGACTCTTCGATGCTCATGCGAACGGGCTGTGCTTCCGCTTCAGCAGCTCCATGCGGAAACTGCTCAGGTCGACAGGGACGATCTCGTCAGGGGTTTCGACCACGACGATTTCGGCATCTTCGCCGGGCAGCCGGCCACAGCGGATCGCATCGACCAGGGCCTCAGCATCAACGCCGGTCTTCGCAGCCAGGTGCTCGAGGGCACGGCTCGCAACATCGGTGTCAGGGTAAGCCGGGTAGGTCACCGGTGAAACGTCACCATTCTGCAGGCTGACTTCACGCAGAGTCCGCAGCGGATACCCGTCGTCGGTGCGCTCCCAACCGTCATCGATGACTCGGAATCCGAAGCTGGACTGGTTCACATCACCGCGCTCGATCGAAACCATCAGGTCTCGCCCGTAAGAGGTGTCGGGAACCGACACGTCGTACAGGAGGCCAGTCTCATCTTCGGCCAGGCGCAGCGTGCCAGCCTTTGTGCGACCCAGAATCAGCGACGCATCATGGTTGAACAAAGCACGAACGTCGGCTTCCTTGATCGTCTTCGTGAACGCGCCAGGCGCGATTCGCTCCACGAAACCGCCAAGATCCTGAGAAAGACGGTTGAAGACGGCAGCGTGACCTTCGATGCGGAACTCGGCCCCGACGGCGCGGGCCTCGAACTCCGTGCTGTAGTAACGACGCTCAGACGGACGCATCAATCAACTCCTCGAGAATGCCGATGATCGCAAGCTCTTCGAGCCGGCGGATCTCTGCTTCCCATTTGAGACTGGCAGGATGAGAAACCTTCTGCATCCTAGAAACCTGATGCTGGGAACGCACCAGAACTCTGCTCCTAGTTTCGACGTTCCGAACCTGCACCTTTCGGATAGGTAACGGCTCGATGATCGCCACCGGCGCGTGCAGAACGGTCGGGCGCGCGTAGATGACCGACAGGCGCAGCACCGTCTTCGATTCGGTCAGATACTTGACCGGTTGCCGGTCCTGACGGCGCGGCCTGACAATCCGATACTCGGGAACACCTGACGCTGTGAGCGACGGCGACGCCCCAGAAATGTCCAGGTTGATGCCGATGGCACCAGAACCGAAGTGTTCGGCCTGGCCGGAGGCGTCGATCGCCACCTTGACCACGACGGCAGCCTGCCCGACCGCTTCACGCGCACCGTCGGCGGCGACAGCCACCCCGATAGCGACCGCGCCACTAGCGGCCTTCGTGCCAGCACCCTGCCCGGCGACCGCCACGCCGACAGCCACGTCAGCGGCCCCCAGAGCCGTTCTAACGCCCTCTGAGGCGATCTGGACGGCTACAGCGACCCCAGCAGCCCCGACGGCTGTACGAACGCCAGAGGCGCTTACAGCGGCGCTGACCTCGAGAGCGCCAGAACCAGTCTTTGCACCTTCCTTCGCCCCGGTGGCCGACACCGCCACAGCCACGTCGACAGCAGCAGCACCCGCCGCCGTCCTGGCCCCGGTCGCTGCAACCGCCACATCGACGGCCACAGCACCAGACCCGAAACCGGTACGAACACCCGTGCCCGAGACAGCCAGGTCAACAGCAACCGCCCCAGAACCCGACGCCGTTCGCAACCCCGTAGCAGACACGGCCACATCGGCAGCGACCGCCCCGGCGCCCACAGCAGTCCGAACACCCGTGCCCGCCACCGCCACATCGGCAGCAATCGCAGCCGAACCAACAGCCGTCCGCAGACCCGTGCCGGCCACCGCCACATCGGCGGCAACAGCAGCCGAGCCAGAACGAACCTTGGCGCCCGTGCCGGCCACAGCGACAGCTGCGGAAACCGCCCCAGATCCGCTGTTTGTATCCCCGATGAGGGTTACGTCGCCGCCGTTGAGCGTCCACGTTTCTCCGGTGGCGCTTCCGGTCCAAGATGTGACAGTCGTGCTGCCTGCGTCAGTCGGGTAGAACTCGGCAACTTTGGTTTCTGTGCCCGAGCCGTACAGCCCTGAGTAGACGGTGACACGCCGAACGTCGCCATCCCACAAACCGGCGGTGCCAACGTTGATCGAGCCGATCTCGAGGACAGAGGTGCTGTTGTGCAACGCGCCGGTAATCCCGGTGACGTTTGCCCCAACCTGAGTGAACGAGCCGATCGCAGGTGGTGTAAATGTGCCAGCCGAATAGTTGGCCTTATAGAACTTGATGACACCGTCGGAAGATTTGCGGGTGACCGCAATCCAATACATCGTGGCGTTGGTAAAGCCTGCTGCCACGGTGCTGACGTAGGTGTTGGCCGTCGTCCCATCGCTCGAGATCTGCAGCTGCAGAAGATTCGTTGTGGTGTTCGTCAGAATCCATGAGCGTTGATTGCCCGTGGCGTTCCAATGGCTTGCTAGCCGTTGAACGGCAGCAGGTGTCCAGTCGTCGGCTGAAACGAGCGCAACAACGGAGAAATCTGAAAGGCCTGAGAAACCGGCGGCATCGGGAGTGGACGCATAATCGCCGCTCGTGCCTGGGAAACGGGCGAGAATGCCCATCGGTTATCCGATCAGGTCAGCGTGACCGTCAACGCCGTCAGCGTGAACGTGTCGCCCGCCGTCACCGAAACACCGGCAGTCAAAGCACCAGACCCAAGGCAGTTACCGGCGGTGCTGTTATCCCACAGGCTGACGTAGCTGTAGGTCTCGGTGGTGGACACGTTCGTCCAGCTCGGCGTGTTCGTCAGGCTGATGACACCACCGGACGCTGCGCCGAACTCGACCGCCTGACGGGAAGTGTTGCCTGCAGCGTTTGACGTTCCATCCTCGCCCGGATCGCCGGTGTGCAACTTGGCGTACACCGCCGACGGCGCCGTGAAACTCGAACCGTTGCCGCCGCCCCGAAGAGCGTTCGCAAACGCATTTTCCAAGTAGTTAGAAGCGCTCACTTGATGTCGATCTCCAGATCATGGGCGAACTCGGCGCCCGGCGGTAGAGGCAACGCCTCCGACAATGATTGCAGAACCTCGAGGGACACGTCGCCGTCAAGCAACCGCACCTCATCGAACCGGGTCATCTGCACGAACGGGCCGAACGTCACCCGGCCCCGAACCAGACCATTCTGGCGCGGCAACGGCTGACGCTCATACCCAGGGGTACGAACCTCCCGGCCAGCAGAAAACAACCCGACACGCAGCTCGGGATTGTCGAAGAATCCCATCAGCGCCTGGCGCAGATTCACGCCCGCACCTCAGAAATGCCGTCAGGCAACGTGTCGTGAACGATCTTCACCTCGACGCTCCGAGGCTGTTCCTCCACAGGCGTTTCCGGGGCGACCGGCTCGTCAGCCATTTCCGGCAGGTTTTCCCAGGCGCGTGCTTCATTGACCTCGAGGAACCCGGTCTCGATCCCAACCTTGTACGAGTCGTAACGGGTCTTCAGGTCGGCTCGGAGGAACGCATCAGCATTGAACTTGGCGTACTGAGGCCGAGGCAGGAGCTTCGTGATCGCATTCTCGATGCGGGTCATCCAAGGCATCAGCGTGAACCGGGTCACGTCGGTTCCCAGCTGCTCGACGTTCGCATACGTCAGGTTCGGCCCGGTCGTCGGCGTGAACGGATGCGTCAACCCGAACAGCTTGTAGATCTGGGCATCCATGTATTGGCGGGTCTGCAGGAACTGGGCCTGCTCAGGGCTGATCGCAATCGGCTGGTAGGTGGCGCCCCCGGTGAGGACAGCCGGCAGGCTGCTCTTCGACACGCCGGCGTGCTGCTGCCGCCATTGCTGTGCGAGCTCGCGCGCCTGGTCGGGCGTGACAATCCCCGGCGCCTGAATGATCCCCGACGGCATCGCACCCTGCGAGAAGAACCGAGAGCCGTACTCCTGGGTCGCCAACCCGAGGCCGATGGCCTCACGGGCAGCGGTGATCGGATCGACACCCTCGATCGCTCCAGGGAACATCAACGCCGGAATGTGAACAATCTCGCCCTCAAAGGGGCGGCCCATCATCCAGTACTGCTTCGTGGACATTTCGCCGGAGACACGCCGAACCGAAATCCAATCAGGATGAAGGTTCCACACCTCGACGACGTTGCCGACCTGGTTACGAGTCACCATCCAGTAGGCGTTGCCTCGTAGCAGCAAAGACACGATCGTCTGCACCATGAACGCAATGCGGTCGGTATCGACGTTCGGCTGATCGACCCACAAAGGATTCGGGATCGGTTCCTGATGGCCGTTCCGCTTTCGGAACACATCGAGCGGCAGGCTAGAAATCGCATCCGAAATGACCCGAACACACGAATAGACAGCCAGCAGCTGCATCGAAGACATTTCATCGACCCGGACGCCCGCCGCAGCAGTCGCCATCGAAATGTCATCACCCCGCGCCCAGGCCGACCACTTCGGATCCCTGATCGCGCGTCGCTCAAACAGATTCCCGAGCACCCGAACTCCTGAACTCCAGCGCCACACCAACAGCCACCAGCTCGACGCCAGCAACGATCAAACCCAGCCAAGGCGCCACCAAAGCCACCCCGACTGCCACGGCAACCAACCCGACAACCTGACAAACAGAAGCGATCAAAGATCCACCAGACTGATGAGCGACACGGACTGCTGCGGCTGCGCCGCCTGACTCATAGCAATGCACATAGCCACGGCTGCGTCGATTCTGCCCTTTCGACCGGACTTGCTCTTAGATAGCGTAAAGCCCCGTTCGTTGAACTTGGCTACAGCGTTCAACACCTGGTTCTCGAACAGCTCGTCGCCGTCGTGGGTGATCTCGCCCCGTTTGATGGCCTCGAACGTCTGGCCGACCGCCGGCGTCATCCGCTCGAGCGACTGGGGAAACTCAACGATCGGATACCCCTCGTCCAGCAGCTGCTGCGCCGGCAGGTCGAAGAACCTCGGATCGTAAGCCATCGATTTCACGTCGTACATGGCGCCCAACTCGCGCAGGAACTGCATCGCATCGGTCACGTCCAGGTGCCCATCCTCGACCGGCTCCCAGATCTTGCATTTGACGTGCCAGCCTTCGCCTCGCTTCTGCACCCAGGCGATCGCCGTGCTGTCGCGCTTCAACGCCACGTCGATCCCCACCCAGGTCGCCGCGCCCGGCTCCATGCCCCACGGGTCGATAAGCCCGCGCCAGACAGAACGCCCGTCGGACCCGAGCCACGACTCCACACCGTCGATCCATTGAGCCAGACGGAAGATCCGAAAGTGCGCCTCCGGGCTGAGCGCCACGGCGGTCTCGAGCGCGGTGACATTCATGTAGCCCTCTGCCAGAGCTGGGTTGGCCCTGTGCCATTGATCCATGTCGTCAATGCGACAGTTTTCGTCAGCGGCATATTCGGTGAAGATGAAGCCGGGCAGCTTGTCGCCAGACTTCCATCGTTGCCGCATCTGCCACAACGCGCTGCTCTTATCGAACCCGGGCGTTCCGATACCAACGACCAGACTGTCCGGTCGTTTGCCGGAGGCCAGCAACAGTGACGACCAGGACTCGACGGGCAGGAAGCCCACCTCGTCACAGACCGCCAAGCTCGGGTCGAGACCCTGCAAGCCATCTGGGTCGTTCGAGATCGGGAACATCTCGCCTTTTACCAACGGATATTTCACCCGCTGCTGCCCCGATGCCGAAAACACCGAGACCCGATCGGCCAGAACACCGTTGCTCTGGATCATCTCGAGCGCCACGCCGTACACCGACCGGACCGCCTGCTGCACCGTCGTCGCCACGATCGGCACCTGGGGAGCGCCACCAGGCCCAGGATCCATCAACGCCCACAAAGCCACGCCAGCCAACAACGTGCTTTTACCGTTACCTCGACCCAAACTCATGCAGGCCGACGTAACCCCAGGCTGCAAGACCGTTCGCAACCAATCTTTCTGGAACTCGGCCAGCCGCATCGGTTCGCCAGCACCATGCCCCTTCGGCAAGATGCAATATTCCTCGATCCAGCGGATCGCCCGTTCGGCCCGATCCGTCTCAGGCCATTTCGCCCAAGGCCCAGGCGTCGTGACCTTGATCCGCTTCGCAGCGTTGCCGTCAGCTCGAGACGCCATCAGGGCACCAACAACAGCTGCGCCGGCCCGACATGCCGCCGCCGAAGATTGCATTCACGATGAGCCAAAGCCACATTCGCACGCTCATCCAACCCGCCCGCCGAAATCGGCACCAGGTGATCGATCGTCGGCCCCTTCGGCAACGTGCCCGACAAGCGGCGATCCACACGCCGCCGACACAAATGACAACGCCACCCATCACGATCCCCGATCTCCTGAATCGTGAACCGGTCACCCACTCGAGCTCCACGCCGCTTCACACTCTTCCGCCGATTCACATCCGCCGATTTCGGCTTTGCCTTCCAACGGCAATCAGGACAGCAGAACCGGCCAGCAGGCGTTCGAGCAACACCACAGAACTTGCCGCATTTATCGCAGACACGGTGATACAGCCGACAAGAACCAGCCGGCGTTCCGTTGCCTTTGCTCGATGCAATGCATTTCCGAGAACAGAAACGCGCACGCCGATGCATTGCGGGATTGGGAATCCATGACCATCCGCACCATTCACAAGGGCGAGCTGCTGGTGACCAATCCATCGGCAACCCAGAACGTTCACGCTGCCGGCAACGAGATGCCACATTCGTGCAATCCCGACACCAACAAGGAGCCGGATGCGGCATCAAGTGCCGATAACGGGAGCCGTTCGGCTTTATAGAGAGATTCGCAGG